CTGCTGGTGGATAGTTTATAGTATCTGATTGCCAATTCTTTTCAGGATTAATAAATGTTCCTATAACCCGATTATATTTGTTCCCCTTTCGTTCTCCTAATACTTTTGCACCACCTACTACATTAGCAGAAGTAATAGTTTTAACTGCTGAACCTGTTCCTTCAATTTGAAGTTTATAAACTCCAAGAGTGTAAGTAAAAAAAGACCTCATAGGGTTTAAGAGTTTCTTTACATTCTCAATAACTTTTTGTGATGTATCTATAACTGCATTGGTATCAAATAAATTAATATCACTAGCACCTGAATATGGTTCTACTTGTGTTTCGCAAGTATTGGCAGAAGTTTTAAAAGAAGCAAAGTCTGATTCAAAAGCTGAGTCAGGTAATCCTTTTCCATATCTGCCATCTCGTAAGTAATCTAATAAACATAAAGCTGGGTTAGAAGAAAAAGCTGTGCTGTCTGTTCTTGGGTCATATACTTTTTTTCCTTGTACTGTTACTTTGATCGTTGGAATATTACCAAAAATATCTTGATTCCATTTTAATCTTAAAGCAACATAAGACACTCCTGATAGTTTGTGCTCAGAAGTCCAGTTAGTCAAAGTAGATAAAACACTTGAAGCTACTTGGTCATCTTTACCCATAAAAGATTGTATTTGAATATGTGATGAGCCTTTGTAAAAATTAGCATCTGAAGAATCAACTTCTCTAACTGTGCCATGAGTTAATGCACCATCAAAAGTAACTTCTTTGTCATCAACAGTAATAGAAGTAATTGCATTTATTTCTCCCTCGCAAAGTACACCAGCAATATAAAGATAGTTATTATCTGCACCACTAGACTCCATTAGAACTCTAGTAATACCTATTTGTCTTGTTCCATACACAACTGGGATTTGTGCGTTGTTAGATGATTTGTTTATTAAAACACCCTTTTCTTCTTCAGGAGAGTCAAACTCAGGTATCTCAGGCATAGGAATAAGCCAAGAGATAAACCCTTCAACTAAACCTACAATCGCATCTACTACACCACCCATTATATATGAAACTCCCTTTTAATCTTTTTACCAACTCTATAAATATCTGAGTTAGTTCTTAACCAATTGATTGAATCTCCTACATTAAGAATATCTTTAAAGTTATTATAAACCCAACGCATCATAGAAAAGGTATTTTTAACTGATACTATTTCTATCAACCAAATATTATTGCCTGACTTCCATTCATTAGGTTTAATCTTACCTGATACTTTAAATCTTTTTTCTGTAATGTTATGTAGGTAAGCCCAATTAACAAAACCTACTAATTCATCTTTATCATAAAACTTTTTACATTGTCTTAAATTAAATGAAGGCATTAAGTATAATCTTAAATCAGCATCTTCTATAGAGTCATACTTTTTAAATTTTCTAAATAAATCTACTACATCTTGCATTATGCTCTACCCCATTTAATATCTTGTGTTGTTTGTGAAGCAAATTCAAACCCTTCGTCATTAACAAAATGTAATTGTTGTGAGTTAGTATTTGTTTTTCTTCCTTCTATTTTTTCAAAGTCTGACCAATGAGAAGTAACCACAATATCTACATCAGAACTATCTAAAGTTTCATTGATACCAAAGCTTTCTACTCTACCTTTAAATAATAAAAATGGGTCAGCAATTACAGCTTGGTTAGCATCTAAGAAGCCTTTATAAACTTCTACTTCTCTTTCTAAATATTGATTGTTTAAAAATAAAGATATGATGGTTTGATCTGCACCAGTAAATTGTAAAGTTAAATTACTTACTGTTATCTCAGAAGATTCAGAAGTTGAAGTAACTCCTAATAATAAAGAGGAAGCTGTGTAGGTATTAGAATCGTAAGTTATGTTTTTATAATGATCGGTAAATCTATAACCTGAACCAACATTAAGATAGAGTAAAGTAACTGGATTTAATGCGTCTGTAGCAAGTTCATTATTAACTGCTGTCGTTAATCCTCTAGCCATTATAAACTCTCTGCTACATCAATTTCGTAACTGTAATAACCTTGAACTCCTAAATTATACTCTTGAACATCATTTACTAAGGTAACAGTAAAATCAACATCATCATAAATTAAAACTGTGTCATCTGTAACATCTGATCTTAAAGGTGGTTCAAATGTTAGTGTTCCTTCTCCTGAACCATCTGCATTTAAATCTTCTACTGCCATATAAACTTTTTCCTGTCCTGTGAATCTAAAGTAATCTCCAGCTTTCAATATTCCGTTAGTAGAAACTGTCATGCCATCTACTGTGCAAGTAGTAGCACCAGCAGATACAGAAGCATCAGTTGAGATAACAGTAGAAGCCACACCCTGTGCATCTGATACAATAGGTGGAATAACTGTAAAATTATTTAACTGTGATCTTTGTTTCATTATAAATGCTTTGATAGGTGCAAACTCTGCTCTAGTCATTGGTGGAAAATCTAAAGTAATTGCAAATCTTTGTCCGTCAATTTGTCTAGCTTGTTTTCTTCCTGAAGTAGTTACACTAACAATAGTTCTTTGAAGTGATCTAATGTTTGCTGAATTAGCAACTGGAGATGTAGGAAATTGTCCGCTCATATTATACTAATGCTGGTTTGCCTTTTTGGTTTAAAGCTGTGTTAATTATATTTGTTATTGTTGCTCTATTGTCAATCAATAACTCCTGAACTCCCTTAACATCTGTTGCTTGTACTGTAAAATTAATATTAGTTGAACCTAAACCACCCATTTCGTGATTTGGTACAATTGTTCCATCAGAAGAAGGAATAAACAATTCTCTTCCTCTTTCTCCAACTATGTAAGGGTTCATACCTCTAGTGCTTCCGCCATTTGCTCTATTTTCTTTTTTAACTCCACCACCCTCTGCACCAAAACTAAAACCACCACCAAGAGCAGATAAAATAGCTTGAAGTGCTATTTGTTTCATTAATTCGCCAGTTTGTCTTTTCATAGTTCCTAGTTTTTTATTTTCTAAATCAACTTGCTTTTTAAATATATCAGGAAATAACTTTTCAAGTGCTAATAAAAACAACTTCTTAACAATAAAACTAATTAGAAAACTTAATGCATTAACTATTGCACCTTGAACAAATGTCTTAAAAGTTTCTCCTAAGTTTTTTCCTAATATGATTGATTCTGCTAATGCTTTAGACACAGCATCTATTGAAACAAAAATTCCTTTAGCAAGTGTTTCTGCAATATTATTAAATGATTCGCTTAATTTTTTCATTTGTTCGTCATTTATTTTTTGAATAGCTTTTCCAAATTGTTCCATTTTGCTTAGTGCTTTAGACGCACCGCTAGGATCGCCACCCTGTTTATCATCTTCATCGTCAAGAAAAGTTCCTATTGGTTTATCTGTAGCTAGAAGTCCTTTAATTGGTTCTGGTTTTGTCATTCCCATTGCCTTGTCAAATGCATCAAGGTCAATTTCCCCTAAACTTCTTGCCCATTTGTCTGTTGCTACTTTTGCATCTTTCATAGCATTGGTTATGCTAATTATTCCAGTAACTACTAATGACACTGCTAAAGCACCCATAAACAAAGGATTAGCTAACATAGCAAAATTTAATCCAACCATTGCATTGGTTAAAGAAAATATAAATGAAGCTATTTTAACTGCAATAATAGCTATTAAAGTCTTTTTAAAGAAATCAAAATTATCAGCTACAAATTTAACTGCTTTACCTAAAGCAGTAATGGCTCTTGATAAACCTTGACCTACACTTACTCCAAACTCTTTAAGTTCTTTGTCATTGTCTGATATAAATTGTTTTAAATCTCCTAATTCTTTTTTAAGTTCTGTAAAAAAACCAGCACTAACAGCTACTTGAAAATTAAAGAAACCATCTTTTAAATTGGATACTGTTCCTGATAAAGTTTCAGCAAGTTCTTCTGTTAGCATTCCAAATTCGCCACCAGTACCAAATGCTTTTCTTAATCTTTTAATTGTTTCATCTACACTATATTTTGCACCTGATTGAAATCCAGCCATAGCAGTAACAGCTTTATCTCTAAATAAGTCTGCTGAACCAATACCAGCACTAAATGATCTTTGAATTTGTTGTGAAGCTAAAGCAAAATCTCCACCTAATTGAACTGCTGTATTACCTGTTATTTTTAATAATTCTTCAAAAGATACACCTGATTCTTCTGCTGTTTTTTTAACAGTGGCTAGTGAACTTACACCTTGTTGAATATTAGATAATTCAAAAGGAGTATTTTTTGCAAAATCAGTAACTTGTTTTAAAGCCTTTTGTCCAGCTTTAGCAGAACCAAGTAAAGCTTTTAATTGTACCCCAAGATTTTCAATTTGAATACCAGCATTGACGAATCCCTTAATTGCAAGACCAGCACCAATACCAATAAAAGCATTTCTTAAATTAAATACAGAAGCTTTAACTTTATTTAATCCACCTCTTAATCCACTTAATGCTCTCTTGGTATTATCTACTG